ATCGAAAAGGGCGCTGTTGCTGACAAATACAATAAGAACCGCAAGAACCGTGAATTTTGGGCAGCTCAAGACGCCCTGAACGCGGTTCTTTTTCGTTGGGACTCGTGGGAAAGCGGGATGGAAACAGACCCGGAAATCATCCGCGAAGCCTTGCAGGATTTCGTTGAAATTGCCCAGGACGTATTGGTGCAGGAGGACATCGTTAAAGCGATCGGGAAACCGCCTGAGCAAATTGCCAAAGCCGGCAAAAAAGATTTCTGCAGGCAATCTCAAACATGTTGACGACGCAATCGCCGCATTAACCGAATTGAAAAATAAGACAGCTCCTGCAGACGACGAGGAGCAAGAGGAGGAAGACGATTTGAAACCAGAAGATATTGCAAAAGCTGTGCAGGCTGCCATCCAGCCGATCGTTAAGCAGGTCGAAGGTTTGGCTGCCGATGTGACGGAGTTGAAGAAGCAGGAAGGTGAAGGTGCTGATCCAGCAGCCGGCACGGAGGGCGGAAATGAGTCAAAGCCCGATGCCGTGACGGATGCTATTGCAAAGGCACTTGCCCCACTGCAGGAGCAAATGGCCACGTTGGCCACAGATGTACAACTAGTCAAAAACAGCCGAGGCGGATCCGCGCAAGGCGGCGAACCTGACGACGATATTGAGAAGTCGGCCAATGGAGGCGTGAGCTTCGGCGGCTTGCTGTAATTCAGTTCAAATTTGAAGGGAGATAAATAAGTATATGAAAACCAATGGACAAATCATTCAGAAATCCACCATCGTTACACCGATGGACCAGACTGCCCTCAATTATGAGCAGGTAGACAAATTCACGGAAATGGCTTACGAATCAACAAGCTTCTTGAAAGGGATTCGCACCGTGACTCGCACAAGTGCAAAGGGAACCATCGATAAGATTGGCGTAACAGGACGTAATCTTCGCAGCAAGGTAGAGAACGTCATGGCATCGAACACGGCTGCTCCTACCTTCCCGCAAGTGCCTTACGCTGTAGCCCCTGTCGTGCTGCCGTTTGAAATAACAGAAGAGTTCATCCGTCAGACACAGCGTGTTCGCGGTCAAAATGCAGAGGAGATCATCATGGCTGCTATGACTAAAAACTTCGGTGAAAACATGCAAGACCTGGGATTCAACGGAGATACAGCAACAGCCAACACTGACCCAGATTATGATTTCTTGAAGATCAATGACGGATGGTTGAAAAAAGCGAAAACCAAAGGGAACTTTATCGACTGGGCTACGCTTCCCGCTGAAAAGAAGGTGGGTATTTTCTTCGAACTGGAGAGATCCATCCCAACACGTTTGCGTGCTGGCGGTGTATTTAAGTATTTCATGCATCCGAACACCTTCAGCGAACGACTGCAGAAGCTGGCCGAGAAGGATACCAGCGCATCCATCCAACTGCAAATCACCGGCGGTGTGAAGAAAATCAACTCCTACGATGTGGAAGAAGTACCACATATGCCAGAAGGCGCTGTGGTGTTCACCTATCATCAGAACTTTGTCCTGGTGAACACCTATGACATGCAGATCCGGAAGACCACTGAAGGTAAAGAGGCCATCTATGCAGACAAGCGCTTCTATGCCATCCATTCGGACTATGACTCTATTTTCGAAGAGCCAGGAGCTGTTGGGTTCGCGGAAGGGGTGACATTCTAATGCCATACATTACTTATCGGGGGATAATGCATCCTTGATGCTTCACGGCATCCGCTTTCCTGCCAAGGTGCCTGTGATGGTAGAGAATGAGTCCGTCGCAAAGAAACTTCGTGAACGACCTGATTTCGATGTCAACGAGGAAAAGGTCATACCTTTGGAGGATTTGACCGTGCCTCAGCTCAAAGACAAAGCGAAGCAGGCGGGGATTGAAGGTTTTGCGGACATGAAGAAGCCCGAGTTGATTAAAGCTTTGAAAGGGAACTCGCCCCGGTTGATAACGATCCGCCTATTAACGGTGTGGGCACCAAAGAGGGAGCTGACGGTACGAATGCTGACAGCAACAATCCTCCAACAACGTAGTCGTGTAACTCCGATCCAGGAAGCCACAGCGGAACAACTGAAACAATATATTGATGACGCCCAGGTGCGCATTGAATTGTATCTGCCCATGCCTTTCCCGGAAGTCGTGGATCGACAGATCATGCTTGCATGGGTCAAACTAGCCGAGGGACTGGCCCTGCAGGACAGCGAGGAATACCTGGCTGCTGTCGCCCGGAACTATGCATCTGAGAGTGACGGAGCTTGGACATACACTCGGCAGGCGATCGCAGGAAAAACCACGGGGAACCCGGACGTGGATGCAATCCTGTTCCTCTGGGTCAAGAAACAGCAGGAAGGGCCGGATGATGGCAACATCACGGCCTATTTGCTGTGAACCATCGCTTTAAAACGCCGCTTGCTGTATACCGGGTGGGAAGCAAGCGGGATGATGATGATCTGTTCAGCGATCGCAAGTCAGGAAAGGTTGATGATCTGAAGTGTTTTGTAATCAAGACAGAGACATCTGAAAAAACCGACTCCAAACCAGTGCTGTACATTGTCAAAAAGGTCATTGGAGTTCCGAAGGCGGCCGACGTCCAGCTTAGTGACGAAGTGCTTCTGCATGGCCGTCGTTATTTGGTCATTGACTCGATCCCGCGTCGTTACTGGCGCGAATTATTGGTGACATGCGAGGTGAAGGGCAATGACCGTTAATGATTTCGATGGGCTGGCCAGGCGCTTTCGCCAGTTGGCCGACAAGGGGATGCAGCAGGTCCTCACCAATATTGCCGAAGTCCTGGGCGATAGTCTGCTAAACCACATCATTGACGAGATTGATCGGCAAGGCTTGATCGATACGGGCTTGATGTGGAACTCCTTTACTCGAGGCGGAGAGGGAAACGTTTGGGAATGGGACCTTGACCGGAATGCGATCACTCTTGAGGTAGGCTCCAATCTTGGTACGGATTCAACGGACCAGAATGTCTGGGGATATCCGCGACTGTTGAACGAGGGGTACACAATCCATAAGGAACACTTTGTGCCGGGATATTGGAACAGCGGCGGTTCGTTTGTCTATGATCGAAACGCCAAAGGCGGATTCATGGCCAAACCGAGATCCTTTATTGGCAGGCGGTATTTCGACCTGGCGGTTACTGAGTTCGAGGTGGGATGAATCAATTGATTATCAAACGTTTGGAAATTGAACTAGAAAGGGTGCTGCGCTGATGGATGCAGGTTTGAAAACATGGGCTGAAATCGTGCGGCAGGTATACCCTGATCTGCCGATCCTCCGGGACCGGACACAGTGGATTGCCGGTAATTTCGAGCGGCCATCGGTGTTTATTGAGACGGACCTAGTATCCGATAAGGTCCATACGCCGCGAGCAGATAGGATCATTGAGGATGTGGACTGGTGTTCCACTACGACAAGGAACGTTTTACGGAGGAAGATGAGGGCGAACGATCCCTTTGATCTAACTCCTTTCTTCACCTTCTTGCGGCAGCGACGGTTCTGTTACTCGTCACGACGTTTCGGCGTGGCATTGGTTATCGAACCGCCTCGTACTCGTCCGGAAAAGGATCGGATCGAGCTCACATTCCGATATTCGTATCTATTATCGGTTCCTAAGATTCCGGTACCGAAAATCAATGAATTCCACATTGCATATGGAAAGGAGCCACACCATGAGTAAACGAAGAGAAAGGGATGCTTCCGTGGCATCAGTCCAGCCGGACTTAAACAAGCGGACCAAGCAAGAATGGGTTGAGGGTGCAGCAGCCTTGAAGCATGAACGCTTCGAGATTGCCGGCGCCCTTTTTGATTGTAAAGCAAACGACCTGTTATCTCGACAGGACGTACAGAACCGCTTGGACGCATATTTGCAGCCAACGGAACAGAAGGAGGAATCGCTGAATGTCGATTCAGAGAGTTAGAGCAGGAGCGTATGTTGAATTGATTGCGCTGGCCAAGGCAAGAGTTGTTCCGGTAATGGGTCGGGTGCTGGTCCGTACCAAGCAGAATGGGGTGCGCCCAATTTTGCGGTGGATATGGCTGACCGATCGGAACGATTGAAAGAAAGTGGTCTGCAGGTTGATGTACTGGAACTTGCTGCCGAAACGGGGGCAACGGTGGTCGGGTACCGAGTGACCAACGAACAGGAAAAAGCAGCGGCGGTTACGGTGGCTGACAGTTACACGATTGAAGCGCGGTACCCTGGATTACGCGGCAACGATTTTGAGTATATGATCCGGACGAGCCTGGTCGATGCAACCAAAAAGGAGATCGTTGTGCGAGATACCAAAGGGATCTATGACACAGAGACATTCTTGGTGTCTGATAAAACATCGGCTGAGGAGGCCCTGAAGAAATCCAACATGGTCCGCTTCAAGGCAGCGGGTGCTGTTGATATAGCTGATGTGGAGTATACGAAGCTGACCGGGGCCGTAACCGGCACAGCAACCATCTCGGCTTCCGACTGGAGCCGAATCTTTAACCGGGTCGATGGCCTTACATTTGACGTGTTTTATCTGTCCGCAACTGATCCAGCCGTTCAAGCAGCTGCCAAACAGTGGTTACTTGATCGACGGACAAAGGCCCGCAGACTGGCTCAGTTGGTTGTTGCTGGCCCTGCTGCAGATGACACGGACATCGAAAAGCATAATGCCCGCAGCAGTGCGATGAATGCCCGTTATATTGTCAATTGTTCCTTGGCTGGTACACATACCAACGGTAAAACATATAACTCCGTGCAGTGGGCTGCATGGGTGGCAGGCCTGATGGCCGGCACGCCAGCGAACAAGTCCTTTACGGGCGTTAAGGTTCCGATGACCATGGCAGCCATTGATTGGAGCCATAGCGAAGTCATGAAGGGACTGGCTGAAGGAACGCTTATGGCCACGCGTGACGGGTATGATTACATCATTGAATCGGCGGTCAATACGTTGACTACTATGGGGTCTGGCGAACGTGAGGACTTCGGAAAAATCCGAGTATCCATGACGATCGATCAGGTCCTTAACGATATTTACGGTGCAGCTAAAAAGCAAAAGGCAAAACTGGACAATGACAAAGATGGGCGCGGGATGTTCATTGCTTCCGTGTTGGAGTATTTGGGAATTCGTGCAAGCCAGAAGGCCATTGCAGCCGGGTACACATTCACTGAGGATCCCGATCAAGTAAGCGACTTTGACTATGCTTATTTCAAGCTTTACGCCAAACCGCTCGATGCGATCGAAGCATTCTACATCACATGGGAGGTGGCGTAATCAATGGAACGCGAACTCATTGGCCGGAATCTATCCGTCCAGGACGATAACGGAGATCCGATTCAAACCATTAAGGAGATCGAGGTCATTTTGCAACCTGAAACACTGGATGTCGTGCGCGCACGGAAGATGGCAAAGACGAAACAGATCGTTGGGTACGAAATCCCGGTCAAACTGGTCATGTCTAAACTGGAGTCACGCTTGCGTTACCGATTGCTGGCCGACTTTAAATCTGGTAAGACGATGTTCTTGGATCGCATCACAGGTGCGCTGGAGGATATGCAGACAGGTAACGTTGAGCGAGTCTTGATCACCGGAATCCATATCCATGGCAACATGGATATTTTGGTTGCTCAGATCGATAGTAACAGCGGGATTGATATTACATTAGAAGGTACCGCATCTGACTTCGATTTTGTTGAAGAATTCCCGGATTACATGGCATAGAGGACGGGCAACCGTCCTTTTTTCTTTTCACCTAAAACCAATTTAAATTTATGGAGGAACAAACGATGAGCGATAAATTACAGAAGTACCTGGCACGAGGCAAAGAGAACAATAAACCGGAAACCATCACAGTGGAAGCTGACGGCGAACAATGGTCTGTTCGCAAGCTGACGACCGTGGATGTGCGCCGGGCATATGAGCTTGCGTACAAAGATGATGGTACGGCCAAAGAGACATACAACGACCTTGACGTCATGATTGTGAAGGCGACCGAACATGATTTTGACTGGAACAACATCGATCTGCTGAAGGCTTTCAATTGTATTGAAAAATTCGAATTGCCGCCCCGTCTCCTTTCTGATCCGGATGATTACGGTAAGCTGAGCAAGGCGGTCCGGAATTTTAAAGAAACGAAGGATGAACTGCTGAAAGAAGCAAAAAACTCATCCGGCGAGACGGAGAAGCGAGCTGGGTAGCGTCCTTTTGGATCAACCAGAAGAAATTGCCTTCCGAAGTCTTGCCTTATAATGTGGATCTTAATCGACAGTTTCACTTTTGTTTAGCCGCATCGATGCTGGCTGAGGAAGAGACGAAGAAACTCAATAGAAGCCGGGGGAGGGGGTGAACGACATGGCAACGGCAAAACGCATAACGGTACCGATTGAAGCACAAGATCTGGTGTCTGGTACGCTGCGTCGCATGCAGCGAGGATTTCAATCGACGCAAGACGATGTGTCAAGGCTAAGGCGATCTGCAGGGGATATGGGTCAGGACTTTGTTAACAGTGCCCGCCGGGCTAGTGAATCAGCCCGTGATCTCGGTGCCCAAATTGGTAGAGCTACCAATGAAGCTCGTCAAATGGGGAGAACAGCAATCGGTGATTTGTTTAGCCGCGCGCGGACCAGTGCTGAAAACTTCCGGCGTTCAGTCTCCCGTGCTGACAGTGAAGTGCGGTCCATGAGTGATGCTCATATCAGGCTTCAGGCTGACGATCAGATCAGCCCACTCATTGATAACATTTCTGGCAAAATCTCTGCCTTGGCCGCGATCGGTGGCGGCATGGTGTTAGGCGGTGGAGTGTCGGATTCCCTTTTTGGAAGCGTTGGGGATTTTTATACTGAAGCTGCTCGGGCTGCTCCTTACCTGTCAACGCAGGAGAGAGATCAGGCACTGGTTGTTAATGATGAACTGTACGCACAAGCTATTATTCCTGATCGAGCTGTAGGGGCTAGAAACCTTGCAGATCTAGCACCAATGGTTTCTGATAAATCCCAGATTAACGATGCATTGTCCTCGTCTGCTAAGATTCAGTACATTCGGCCTGATTCCGGATCAGAAGAAATAAACCGTGCTTTGGTTCAAGCGAGTAATGCGTTTAAAGAAGCCCCAGCCCAAATTGCTGATAGTATGATGTATGCCTATCAGAATGTGGGTGATCGGCAGCAAGACTTGTTTGATACTTTCTGGGAATACAGCCCATACTTTGCGAGTGCTAACACTGATTCGGCTCAAATGGCTAACTTTCTGACGAAAACTGTCCAAGAAGGGGCCTTCAATTTTGACAAGCCGGGTGATTTCTTTAAAGAAACGTTTGGTGTCAAGGCTTTGAACAGAGACGATATGGTCAACTACTTTATCAGTCGGGGTTCAGGGAAAAACGATGCGCAGCGTCAAGCTGAAGCTTTTACTGCAGACATTAACTCTGGCAACAGTCAGCAAGCTCAAGGTGCTATTGCAGCGTTATTGGGTGACCTGGCGAGTCAGACTAGAAATGATCTGAAACAATCACTCGTATTACTCGGATCAGCGACAGCAGAAGATAACTCTGATGCCATTCTTAAAACCTATGGAGTGGCATTCGAAAAGGCACCTGACATGACTGGCACCACGGATAGATTAGTTTCAGCACAGCAAAAAGCCGACCCGTTGACCGAATTCAAACAGACTCAAGCTGAGATGAAATTACAGTTTCAGGACATCGGCGGTACCATCATGCAAGCCTCGATTCCTGCTATGCAAGAGTTCAACTCGCTACTGGTTGAGAACAAGGGCAGTATTGAGGCATTTGGATCCGGAATCGCGACTGGAATCGAAAACGTAGTAGGTTTCTATAAAGAACACACGGAGATGATTAATACAGCTTTAATGGGTTGGCGGGTGTACTTGTTATAAAAGGTATCACAGCCTTTACCAAAGGAATTATGCAGCTTAACAGAGACTTGGTTGGGGCGGGAAAACGGATTTGGAATATGACATCCACTGGAGGGAAATGGATATGGAACAAGCTTCCTACCAAACGTAAATTTGGCGGAGGCGGTGCTCCTTCAATTGATGGGCCTGATCTACAATCCGCGTCAACCATGAATGTTAACGCTGGGCGCGTCTATATTACTGGTAATGTTGGTGGAGGCGAGGGAGGGAATAGGAAAGGGAACAGAAACCGCCGTCGAGGAAGCAATCGGGTGGGCTCCATGCCGGACATCGATCGTCCTCTGACTAATCAATCCAATGATATCAAGCCGAAACAGAGAAAGATTTCTCGCGGGATCTCATTAGGCGGTGGCACCAAAGGTTTAATGCGTGCAGGTGGTGTTCTTGGTTTGGTAGGGGGAACAGCTATTGGCGCCTATGACCTCTATTCCGTAGCCAAGGAGGAAGGATTTAACGAGGCCATTTCAACCCGCGGCGGATCCGTCGTAGGTGGAGTTGCAGGGGGAGCGATAGGCGGTATAGTTGGCTCCATAGCCGGTCCGCTTGGCTCGATGATTGGTGCTTCGGTGGGGAACTTTGTGGGCGAGAAGGTCGGGAACTGGTTTGACGACTCGGGTATCACTCGGAAAGTGGTGGATACCTTCTCAAACATCACGTCCAACGTATCCAACTGGGCCAGCAATACTGCAGATACAATTAAAGATACCATGGGTTCATGGACTGACACCGCTGCTGGTTGGTTAGGTCTTGGAAAGAAAGAGACGCCTCCAGAAGCTCCGCGGCCTGAATCCAAGCTCACCTTTACCGGAACAGCCGAAAACCAAGTCAAAGTAGAAGCTGCCATGCAACGCTTTTTTAATGACGTGGGTCAAAAGGGTATGAAGGAAGCAGTCTCCGATGTTGTGAATGAGTCAGGCGTCAAGACAGTTATGGATGGCCTTAAATCCTCATTCTCGAACATTTGGGATGGTGCAAAAGCTAAGGCGGCTCAGGATGACATTAAGGGTGTCGGGATTGAAGCGCAAAAGGTAGGAGAGAAAACCAAAAACCTTGCCCAAACATCAAAAAGTAGCACCCAAGAAATCGTATCTGGCGCTAAAGATGCGGGGCAGAGCTTTTCTGGCGTTAGTTCCGCTGCCGGCAATGCGGCTTCACAAACCAAACAGCATCTGCAATCAATCCAAAATTTAGTGAGTCAAGGCAGCAGCTGGGGAAGTAATCTAATATCCATGATGGCTGATGGTATGCGTAATAAATTCCCGTCTCTGACATCCGTGGTTTCTCAAGCTGCAGGCGTCATTAAAAACTATTTAGGCTTCAGCTCACCAACCAAAGAAGGTCCGGCTAGCAATTCGGACAAATGGGCAGTTAACTTTGTAAACATGTTTGCTGATGGACTGAACCCTATGAAGATTCGTGAACGCATGAGCCTGATCGCCGGGACAATGCGAGACGGAGTTGATGGAGTAGAGGGCCCGAGTATATCTAGTAACAGTATTCCGGTTCGGACAACACCGTTGGCAGCTGAAGCGGCGTCAGCGGCTTCTAAATCGGTAACCATCGGTAATATCACAATGGATTTTGGTGGGTTAGCCGCCGGCATCACTGATTTTCAGTCATTTGCTAAGGCATTGACCAGCCCTGAAGGCCGCGCGCTCATCCGGCAAGTGTTCGGCGAAGAATTATATAAAGTGCTGGAGACAGGAGGTTAAATCATGCTGGCAATGTCACAGGGGGCGATCCGGCTAACTTTCCCGATCACCCCGGCCGAGATCCAAATCACTACCGGCAACAACGTTGACTCGTTCAGTGTAATAACAGGTCAGGAACGAACAGGGAAACCCTATGCCAAGCTGCAGCGGGTTTCTTTTTCGACCATTCTACCCCGTGAGTGGCGTGATTTGTGGGAGACGGACAAGAAGCAAACGGTTACTTACAAACGCCCAGAAACGACATGGCAGCTTCTCGAAAAATGGAAGCCCAAACCGGTAGTGCTGAATTTCGAAGAACTGTTTTCTCAGACCATGTTGATTGAAAATATGGACATTGTCTACAAGGACGGCCAGGGTAACATCCATATTACGATGACGCTGGTCGAGCACAAGCCGGTAAAAATCGTGTCTTACAGTAATACTAAGCAGCTCCTGAAGCCTGGCGTGATCATCACCAAAGCTTCGAAAAGTAGGCCCAACACAACTGCCAAGTCCGACAAAAAGGACAAAAAAAAGAAGACCGACAAGCAGAAAAAAGCAGAGGATAAGAAGAAGAGCAAGGAAGCAGCTGATAATGCGAAAGGGGCATTTGATTATACTGCACAGAGAAAGAAAATCTCAGATGCTTTAGCTATGCCGATGTAAGGAGGGGGATCATGGATAAATTCGCTGTTATCTACGGCAAAAACGATGCCAGATCGGCCCTGACTCCTGCGATAACGGACGTATCGTGGTCATCCCAAAGGGATGAAATCGCCCGAAGCATGACGGTTCGGTTGCGTGATATTCCTACCGTCAGTGTGGCCGGTATGCTGATGTGCTTTTCTCATAAGGTGGGTAAGTCCCTCCTTCATCATAAAAACCAGTTCTTCCACGGTCCTATTATCAAATATGATCGTGATGAATTTTCGAACGTCTGGGAGATCGAGGCAAGGGAGATCGGCTGGTATTTGGCCAAGAACAAAGGGACCCGGCCATATCTGAAAGGTGAAGCAGGAGCGGAGCTGCAGAAGTACATTCAGACTACGGGCGTGGATTTTAGATGCCCCAAGCTTGGCTTCAATCTGGATGAACGCTATGGGACAATGGCACATTCTGAGGTGATTTTAGATGTGCTGCAAAAAGCATATGAGCGTAGCGGCTATCGTTATCATGTGGATGCGATCCGGACAGAAAAGCATTTTTACCTGCAGGTGGTTCGAGAAGGGACGAATGAACGCGTTCCTATCTTCGTGCCTGAACAGATGGAAGCCAGTACTGCAGGATATAACATGGAAGAAACTTATACGGTAGTCACCGCGCAGAAATATAAGGATGATAAGCTCGTTTCCTCTGTTACGAAAACAAATACCGATGCTCTCAAAACGTTTGGCCGGATGGAAGAGATCATTGAAGTCGAAGAAGACGAGAACCCGACAACAGTAGCGACTCAGCGGGTTAAGGCGATGTCTTCTGCTAAACAAACCAAGAAGATCACCGTACGTCACGAGGATTATACCCTCGCAGGCCTGCGGGCTGGATGGCTCGTGTTGATCAAGACAACGGTGGTTACAAAATGGATAGTGGAGAGCGCCGACACCAGTTGGAGCAACGGCATATTCACTGTTAAATTGGTTCTGGAACGGAGGGAGGCTTGATGCTTCAGGATGCAATCAAGTTATTACAGAGCAAGACAAGGGATCGCATCGATGCGCGGGATACGGAACGAGCAACGCTACTGAGCTGGCCTGCTGCCAAGATTGAAATTGACGGCGATCCCTATCCTTATGAAGCCGGGAGCCTGGTCTTTGCGGATTACCTGCTGGAACGTGAAATAGATTGCACATTTGAAGTGATGGAGCCCGAAACCTCAACGATGAAAGGGAAATTATTGATCCCCAGCCCCCTGAAGGTCGGCGATAGGCTCATTGTTTCACGGATGACTGGGCAGCGGTATTACGTACTTGGAAAGGAGCGATAGCGGATGGATGAGGAAGAAACGCTATTCCCTGAAATGGAGCTGGATGAGGTAGACGTTACTGACTTGGTGGACTCCATCCCTTCCGCAACCAAATGGACTTATAAGATCGATTACCACAACCGCAGGGCTGTACTGGACGAGTTTGGGCGGCCTGTCCGGACCGAAACTTATGAGGAATACCTTGTTGAAACGGCGATGAAGATCCTTTGTACTGAACGGTTCCAGTATGTTGTTTATAGTGCTGATGTGGGAGTTGAAAAATCAGAATGGCCAGGTTGGGAAGACCACGAGATCACCCGAGATATCGAAGAAGCACTGACAGCACACCCCGAGGTTGAGGAGGCTGAAGTAACATCAATGATGCGCGTTGATCGTGGGATGAATTTAACCGTGAAAATCACTGGTCTGGTTGGTAATGCTGAGCTGAACGAGGTGATTGATATATGAGCTTAACGATTAATGATTTGCCGAAATTCCCAAGTATGCTTGTACTGGAGGAAACACCCGACATGATCTATCAACGTTGGGTCAATCGTGCAGTTGCCCTCGCTAATGAGCGCGGCCTGCCGCCACCTCCAATAGACGAAGGGGAATTTTTTTATGACATGTGGTACCCGATCGCTCAGGAGCTTGCCGAACAACAGGAATTGTGGGGCTACGGCGTACTGCAGTCCACCCCCATTTGGGCAGATGATGAGTTTCTGGACGCTCATGGATGGGCCGACGGCATCCCGCGTAAAGATGGGGAATCGAACGATGATTATCGATTGCGAATTCTAGATCGGGCATTTACCGAGGAGGGGAGCGGACGCCGGAAGGATTACGAGGCTTGGGCAAAAGAAATCCAAGGTGTGGGCAATGCCGTAGCCCGCGAGAAAGAACGGCACGACACTTCCATCGATCTGTACCTAACGGATATGTCCGGACAACCCATTACTCCGGAGTTTGCCGAGCAGGTTAAAGAACTGATGTGGGAGGATTATCGCATCGCTGGGCATGATCTTGCCGTGTACCCGGCTCCAGTGTTTGTTGTCAGTGTGAAAGCTATGTTGGAAACAGCTGAGAACCTTCAAAAGCTGGCAGGATTGATCCGGCAACGCGTGGTCAGCTACGCGAACGGCCGAAACAAACTGCTGTACAACTATATCGCCGCTCTCTTGCTCGTTCCAGGCGTGGAAAACTACAGCAATTTTACGCTTAACGATGACATTTATGACGTGGACATTCCTCCTGTATCAATTCTGCAGGTTGAGGTGATTCTTTCATGATACCTGTTCGGTACCGAGAAGTGTTGCCGCCATTTTGGTATGAAAACGAGATGGCGGGCTGGCACTTTAGCGTGATGGAAGAAGAGATTGACTCACGTGAAAAGAAAATGGATGATCTGGTGAATCAATTTTTGCTGGAGCGTGCGACCTGGGGGCTTGGGCTTTGGGAGTGGATCTACTTTCGTGCAGAACAGCTTGGGGCGATCGAGCAGAGGCGGGAAGCGATCCGCCGGAAGCGGTTAGCCAAGAATCCGTTTAAATTGCCGATTCTCCGGCAGCTGGGCGCCCAATACGGAAAGCTCCTGCAGGTGAAAGAAGAGTTTCTGGCCAAGGAGATTCACTTTGTATATGATTCCAGCTCCCCGATCAGCTTCGAGGGGCTATTTGGTGATTTCGAATATATCCGCCCGGTCCACATCAATCGGGCAGTGCCCGTTGCCAAAGCACCCACATCAACGATCACATTGACCGCCAAGGCATACTCGTATCGCATCGATTTCCCGATCTGCGGGCTAGAAATGCTGATAGAGACGGGGACGAGCGGTGCGATGGCGAAGCAGCACATAACCATTGGGGCGGGAGCTACACGTGCCGGCATCGATAGCCCGATCACTGGTTTTGAAATACCTACGCAAGGAGGGACGCCGTAATGGCAGATGTTATTCAGCCGCTGCTGCTTGATTACGTAGTAGAGGACATTGGTTTTCGTATTGATCATGCCTTAGTCAACGTCGGCGGCGAGCTTATTGAGTATCCAATCCACAATACCGTGATTGCTGGTCGGTCCATTCGAAAATATGTTTTCCTTGGTGAGACGGATCTCATTGGGAAGCAGATCCTTGGAGCGTCCTTGATGGATGCCCAAGGGAGAACTCTTGCTAATCAAATCATGAATGTGGTTAAAAACGATCGTGGTTTCCTGATTGGATTTGAGTTTGAAGTAAAGTTGGAGGTGAAGCCAGTTGTACAATAAGCAGCAGTGGTTAGATGAAATACCGGACCTGTCTCGCCCTATTTTAGATGGATCTGGTAAGCAAAAAACTGATCCGCAGACGGGAAGGCCCTTATTCGAATTGGTTCAGGCTGGTACCCGGATCACATCCACCAGGCTTAATACCATGGAGGGTGGGATCGAAGGAGCTCATGTCCTGATTGAACAGCTTGCCAAAGAGCTTGCTGGTAACTTTGTTGCCGTGATCGACGGGGTTATGGGATTGCAATGCAGCACGCAAGGACTCACAGCATCCTGGACTGCTGGGGTGGCTTATGTCGGCGGTCGTCGGTTTGAAGTGTCTGCCGGAAATATGACGCTCAATCCAACTCAAGGACAGTATTTGTATGTAGACGCAGATGGGACCGTCAAAAAGACAACATCTCAGGCAGCAGCCAAGGCAGGGGTGTTGCTTTTATATGTAGCGACGGATGCCAGTGGAGTTATTTCATCGACGGATCAGCGAGTGAATATTAGCCTTGAAGAGATTCTGATGAAGCTTGAGAATATTGACGTTCCGGAAGCAACCCTTACCGAAAAAGGTATCGTACAGCTGTCCAATGCCACGAACGGTACACGCGAGAATGTGGCTGCAACCGAGAAGGCCGTAAAGGATGCCTATGACCGGGGGAGTACGGGAGTGACGGCAGCTGCTACAGCACAGTCCCGGGCGGACTCCGCATATTCGGAGGCGACCGCGGCAAAGCAGCTTGGAGTTGAGCAGAAAGCGAATGTGGTTGCCGCGCTCAACTCCATAGGTGTAACGGCATCCACAAGTGAATCTTGGGCGCAGCTCATTCCAAAAATTGCAGCAGTTATCCGGGCGACGGGAAACGCAACGGCGGCGGAAATCCTTGCCGGAAAAAAAGCATCGAACGCAAACGGACCAGTAACAGGGACAATGCCCCACCTTACAGGAAATAGAGCTGCTACTGGTGTAGCAAAATGGCCTGATGGTGGTTTGGCTGTATACCCTGAAAAGGGCTATCAAAAAGGTGGGGTTGGTGACGGTGAAATCAAGGTATCCGTTGCTCAGTTGAAAACCGCCGAACCAAATCTAGTACCTGGGAACATCTTAAGAGGGAAGACAATTTATGGTACCGCTGGGGAATTAGATCCTGCTGTCAAGGGTACAGCCACGCTAAGTAGCAGCCTGTCCCGGTATGATGTACTACCTCTACAGACCCGTAGGTTCCCGGTAATCACCATTCCCGCTGGGGCGACCATGCTTGAATTTCAGGTTGAAGACAACAGCGCCACAGCAACTTCCTTGGAAATCTATGAGGTGACACCAGTCAACCCATGTTTAATCTATCTTTGTCTGAAGGATTCCGCTGGTAATGAGATAAGGTTGTTCACCCTGAATAATTATCAGAATTCACAGACTTATTTTCAGCACGGTGTAATCAACTTTTTAACACCGTCACTAACCTACGTATACTCGAACTATCCTACCTCGACCGAACATAAAATATTTTCGTTCAATCCTATCGCGGCAGTACCCAATTTTAATAGAAATCAACCAATGAGTATGGAGGTTGTAGCGTACAACTATAACGACACATATACAGCCAAATACTCACACTTTATCAGAGGTAAATTGTCTTATATGTAAAGGAGGACACCATCTGTGTATGTTTTATTTGACCCAGTAAACGATGTAATAGGGAAGGTGAGGGCATATATTCAAGCCCCTTACCCTGAACAGATTGAAGAGCATGGTGTTTTCGTGGAAACTATACCCCCATCGGAAGCATTACCGGGTATGGTGCCTATCCCTCTAATCAATCTTGACACCAAGGTGATTTATTATGATTATGTTCAACTTCCACCACCGCTGCCATCAGATGAGACAATAGCGGGTAAGATTGAGAAACTGGAGGCTGAAAACAGCCAAATCAAAGAAATAGTTGAACAGAAAGACCGAGAGAATAAAAACGCATTATTTGAAATCTATACGATGTTAGGCGGGTGAGTGACGTGAACGTCGTTTCCCGCCTTTTATTCTGGCTTCTGATCCGCACTATGAAAGGAGGTGAGTTGCGCATGGTTATCGTAATGGCATCCCTGATTATTTGGGGCGATATCACTTTTGCACAAGTGCCTGCCGGGTCCAAAGATGAGGTTAAAAATCGGCTGGCAACGCTTGGCTATGACGAAAACGGACAGCCGCTGCAAACAGAAAATGCATAAGTAAAAGCAGCGCTGAAAGGCGTATTTTTTATGCCCCTGGGTGGTCCGGGGGCTCTTTTTTATACACAGATAGACAGGGGGAAGAAGGGTGGACGTTACTGCCATGATTGCGTTAATAGCTGCGATTAGCGGTATTGTGCTGGGCTGGATGGGTCGTACAAAGGCATTTAAGGATGAAGTTGCGCAAGAAGCGACAGCAGATGCGTCGTTACAGACGGACGTATCTTATATCAAAACCGGCATTGTTGATATCAGAGTGGATATCCGGGAAGTTGGGAAACGAATGGATGATATTTCAGAACGATTAACACGAGTTGAAGAGTCGGCAAAACAAGCACATAAACGTTTGGATGATTTGAAATAGAGAGAGGATGATTTTAAATGAGCAAATGGATAAAAGCGGCAGGTATTCGGGCAATTAAAACAGCAGCACAAACGGCAATCGGTGTAATCGGTGCGACCGCAGTGTTTAATGAAGTGGAATGGTACGTAGTAGGTGGCACAGTCTTGCTGGCGACTATCACTAGCTTATTGACAAGCTTGGCAGGCCTTCCGGAGGTGGCGTCCAGTGAAAAAAGTTCGGATTGATGGTGGCCATGGTGGTAAGGATTCGGGAGCATCCGGAAACGGGCTACGAGAAAAAGATATTGTTCTAACACTTTCTCTTGAAATCAAAAAGCAGCTGGAGCGTGAATACGATGGAGTACAGGTAGAACTCTCCCGGTCAAAGGATGTATTCCTTGAGCTCAAAGAGCGAACCGACGAGGCTAACAAAGCAGGTGCGGATCTCCTTGTTTCCATACATTGCAACGCAGGCGGTGGCGCTGGCGGTTTTGAATCTTTCCGATACACTAATGCTTCAGCTGCTTCACGGTCCCTGCAGAATGTGCTCCATACCGAGATCACGGCGGCCTTGAAACCGTTTGGTGTAATCGATCGCGGCCAGAAAGCGGCGAACCTGCACATGTGCCGTGAATCTAAGATGCCGGCAGTCCTGACTGAAAACCTGTTTATCGATGTGGCAACAGATGCAACCAAATTGAAGCGACATGAAGTCATTGAAGCTTTAATTGATGGACACGTAAAAGGGATTGCTAAGTATCTCAGGCTGAAGAAGAAGGAGAGTGCAGCTAAGATGAGCGACAAGGTAAATGTCATCGTTAACGGCAAGAAGATCAAAGATGGCAAGCTGGAGAACGGAGTAACTTATGTTCCTCTCCGGGCAGTAGGCGAGGCGTTGGGGGCAAGTGTTGGCTGGGATAAGGAGAGCAAGACAGCCACGCTGGAAAGTTAATCCATACTGCAAGCAATAATTAGCGGACCTTTAGAATGTCAAGGTCCGCTAAATTTCATACGAATTAAGATCCCTATACTAAGCCAGAGTTCTATTCAAGAATCATAATAAATATTATCTAAATGGTGGGAGGTTGAGATTAATGGAGTATAGCAATAAACATGAGCTTAATAAAGAGTTTCAATGTGTTTTGTGTGGTTCTGGAGAGCATGGTATTGGTAAAAATAATAAATTTGTTTGTTTTGATTGTATAAAAGAGTTGGTCATAGCTCATGACCTGATTGTTAAACAACAAATTAAAATACAAATAAAAAAATGAAGTTATGCTGTTACAGGGAATTTGAAGTTCACAAAATGCTCAACCATCAGTGAAAACTCCTTGTCTACTAAGGTAAGTGCCATAATATCATCCCAAATGAGGCTCTTTAAAGTTTGATTGTCAGTATCTTCATACTGTTTCATTAATGGTTCAATACTTTTAATGTGTTCCGAGCGCCTTTCAATTAACTCTGGACGATCTAACTTTAATAATTTTATAGTCATTTCAGCACTTTTATTACCATCAATGGGAAATGGGAAGGCCCCCCAAAATTTAATATGGTTCTCGGGCTTGTCCGTATAAGGATTTAGAAGTGGTAGAGCTGGATCATAATATGTCAGTTTATTTTGATTGCACTTAGTACAACCAATTGTGAGATTATCCCATGTGAACGTTTTTTCTCTGACCGCTGACTTCGGCACGATATGTTCAATATCTCCATGGGAAATGTGAGTGATTTTTGATTCACAATAGACACATTTACTATATGTTTCCTGCAACAAGGCTTCCTTTATATGAGGATGTCTGTACCTTCCTCCTATTGAATCAGGTATTTTATCACCTGTGTTTATACAGGCTAAAAGGTCCTTTGTCCACTGATCTTCCTTTTCTTGAAGAATTTCAGGTTTATTGCCTTTAGTTAACGATCTCAATTGTCATTCTCCTTCCTGAAGCATGCCTAAAGCTTGAGGTAAGTGGTCAGACAATCCGATGTCCGATAGTTCACGTTTTAATCCTATATAGCTTTCTGGCGTTAGCTCTGATGCTCTGTATTTATCAAGAATGATGTTCAAACTATTTTCAACCCAAACTGGGACCGTTACAGGGACTCCTAATACTTCTCTTAGTATATGAGATGCATTAGCAGATTTATTTTCAAAGTCTAACTCTTCACTGATTACGCCATTTTCGCTATTGTATTTTAAAGCGTAGACTTTTGAATCTCTCACAGAATTGACCATTAAGGGACTATGGGTCGTAACGATAAATTGGGCATTAGGGAATGAATCCATTAGATTAGGTAATAATTTCCTCTGCATTGAAGCGTGCAGATGATTTTCGGCTTCATCAATCAACACAAAAAAAGGCTCGTCTTTTTTTGATTCAAACATGTAAATTTGCCATGCAAGATCGAGAAGAGCACCGATTCCCCCAGATACTGAATCTAGTAAAAAATCCCCGCTTGCTGTTTCCAGAATCACTTCACCATTTCTAACACTCAAATTCTGAAACCCTAACGTTGGTGGCAGAAGTTTATGAAGTATATCAATAAATCCGAGAAGAAGGTTTAAAGCTTCTTGGTCGGGTTGAACATATTCATTTCCACTGCCAAATAAAGCAAGACTAATGATGGTGGCTTTCATTTGTTGACTTGGGGGATCAGAATAATTTCCGAAGGATCGATTCATAATTGATGAGTTAAACATTGAGAAAGCTTCGCTCCTAGTGTGGGCCTTGACAGGTATAGAAGTAATTGGCCTATATGTATAAGCAGTTCTGTGAGAAGGAATATTGAGTCCTTTTAAGTGAACGTGAGGATTTAAACTAATATCATAGTTCACTTGTTGTGATTCGATTGGTGCATTAATTGAAATTTGGTTTCCGTTAGCAAGTTTTATGTTTCCTATAGATGTGACAGAATTAACATTGACGCCATCTACTTGTCTGCGACCTAATCGATAGCGTATATTTATTCCTGCTCTCTTTCTTAAAGGTGTAGCTACCTCGCTATACCCCCAACCAATTAACCTACCTAACAATCTTAAAATCGTACTCTTACCTGCTCCATTTGCTCCCGTAATGATAGTTAATTGAGGATGTAGCGTTATGTTCACCTGGTCAAACTGGTTCCATTTTTCTATGGAAATACTCTCAAATATCATTGGTTATATCTCCCATCTCATGTATTGAATCCAATTATCAAACAATGGGTACAGAATTACAAGTAAGCTAATATTATTTGCTCAAATATCCTTAACTTTTAATCATGGGGTCCTACCGGCTAAGTGCTGGCAGGGTCTTTTTTTGACTGTTTACCAAACTAACTCGTTATCTACGGTGTTCTTTAAGTAGGGTATTATTTCACTTTGTGATCAGTACCAATGGAGGAAACTAGTACTTATTATCCAGTTAAAAACTTATAAAGAACTATATAACATTATAGTAATTATATGTAATATTATTGGAGGGGCTTTAATCTATGAAGAAAAAAAAGATTCTGATTGCTTTTCTGTTACTTGTACTGATAATTGTAGGCGGATCCTATACTTACCTACAGATCAAGTATAATTCACTAGAAAATAGCCTGAGAGATCATCTCATCAATGTTGAGGGATACTCTGATTCAGATATTATCAGTATTAAAGCAAAACTTAGTAAAATGCCTACATATCCTGTTTATGTTAGGTTTGCAGATGATCCAAATACAGATTATATCTTTACAGATGGAAACGGGGACGTACCAAAATGGCATCAACTCGATCCTAAAAAGCCAATAAGATTATCTGGCCAGCGTGAATAAGCGCAATTTTTCTATTTATTGAAATATGTCTAAAACATCGTTGAGTGGCTATACTCATACTGAGTGATGTATCCTCAATTCACTCCCTTTATGTAGAAACCCTGCTGGCTTAGGCTGGTGGGGTTCTTTTTTTGTTTGTTATAAACTACCAGCTTTAAGGTATAATATAATACGTCTGATGATGTTGAGAGATTAGGAGGAAGCTGAGTTGCAGTATATTATATATATGGATGAATCAAATGATGAAGGGCCATCATTTGGTAATTTTTACGGCGGTGCACTTGTACGTTCACAAGATTATCAACGCGTTACTGAAATACTCGAAAAGAAAAAACTTGAGCTTAATATAAATGGAGAGATTAAATGGCAGAAGGTTACACTGCCATATGTAGATAAATATATTGCAATGATGGATACCCTTTTTGATCTTATAAAGGATGATATAGTAAAAATTCGAATAATGTTTACTCAAAACTTACATGAACCCATAAATTTGTCAGTGGAACAGAGGGCCAAAGAATATCAAATGCTTTATTATCAATTTTTTAAGCATGCTTTTGGATTAAGGTATTCGAATCCTACAGGAAGAGATGATCTTTCGCTGCGTATTTATTTTGACGAGTTACCTGTATCGCCTAAAGACGCATCAGAGTTTAAGGATTATATTGAAAAAATCCAGTCGACTAAAGAGTTTGTGGAAGCAAAAATAAAAATCAAAAAAGAGGACATTACTGAAGTGAAATCACATAATCATGTGTTACTTCAGTTTATGGATGTCGTGCTCGGATCGATGTATTTTAGGTTGAACAACCTGCATAAGATTATTCCTGAGGGCGAGAAAAGAAGAGGAAAGAGGACAGTAGCAAAAGAAAAAGTCTACAAACACATAAATAATAGGATCCGGGAGATATATCCTAACTTTAATATCGGAGTATCAACCGGCTACACAGATATCCAAGATAGATGGAATCATCCTTACAGGCACTGGCTATTCATTCCAAGTGAACACAGAATTTCACCTGAGTATGTAAAAAGAAAGAGCCCCGTCTCTCCTACATAATTGGCCTAAGTGGAACTTAAGCGTTCGGAGAAGACAGGGCTTTCGCTACACTAAATATATACCCTTTTTAAGGTATTTGCAACGATTTTGTATGAAACTAGGCTTTATTATGGACGAATAATAAGCATTGTATACAGTGGATGTTTCAAAAAAAGACCCTTCCAGCAACAAAGCCGTTTGGGTCTTTTTGTTTTTGCCGTCACCAAGGACATATTGAAAAGGCCCTACTAACTAACTGCTGGTAGGGTTTTTGTTTTCGCTATTTTTCGATTTAATCCAATCGAATAAAGATCTCGCTTGACTACTTGTACAGTAAAACTCGAAGTTAGCCACACTTAGCCTTGTTCGTGTTTGAATCAAAAATTCCTGAACCTGCTCCTCTGTTGCATAGAAGCTGAACTCTCCATAGGCATTGTTTGTCGTGAATCTAATCTGCTGCAT